ATGGCGTGTATGTACCCGAAAACGATTCGATAAGTCATGATTAGTGATGATCAGGTCATGATTGATACCACACCGGCTGAAACAGGCTCAGATCGGCTCACATCGGTTTTTTTGCCGGTAACAGCTCCACGAATCCACTCACCACTCAATGATTTGCCATCACGGGGCTTTGAATTGATCGATTTCGCTGACCAGATTCTCCCAAATGGTTTTATGCCGTGGCAAAAGTGGTTGGCCGAGCACTCGCTCAAGGTAAAGCCGGATGGGAGGTATCACCATCCTGTGACAGTCGCATCCGTTGCACGCCAAAATGGTAAGAGCACTTACATGATGGCCAGAATCATGATGGGTCTTTTTCATTGGGATGAATCGTTGCAAGTTTCCACGGCTCACAGATTGGTCACATCGCTGGAGCAATTTCGAGCCATTGTGCAGATCATTGAGGAAAATGCCGATCTTGCAAATCAGGTTAAGCGCATCCGCTGGCAACATGGAGCCGAGGAAATTCAAACGATCAAAGGCAATCGATTCATCATCAAGGCTGGAGGCTCGGCAGCTCGTGGATTGTCAAAACCGGAAACAATTCACATGGATGAAATCCGGGAATTACATGACATGGAAACTTTTGCAGCTATGCGGTACACCTTGATGGCTGCCAAAAATCCACAAGTCAATTGCTTTTCCTCAGCTGGTGATTCGCACTCAATCGTTTTGAACCAGCTACGCGAAAGAGGATTGGCCGCAGCTAGTGGAGCAAGAGATGATGTGGGTTATTTTGAGTGGTCGGCACCTACTGATGAAATTTCATTGGAAAATGCAGCTTTTGCCAATCCCGGCCTCAACATAACAATTCACCCGGACAACATCCGAGCTGTTTTCAATGATCCACCCGATGTTGTTATGACCGAGGTATTGAACAGATGGGTGCAGACAATCTCCAGCGTGGTGGGTGCCAAAGAGTGGCAAGAGTGTGGCGATGAGTCGATTGATCTGGATGAGGACAAACTTACATGGATGGCAATCGATATTTCACCGGATCGCAAAAATGCTGCATTGGTGGCCGCCCAAAAGCTTGGCTCGGAATCCTTTGTTGTAAAGCTGTTGCACACATGGGAAAACACGATTCAGCTTGATGATCGGGCAATTGCCAATGATGCTGCCTCATATTGTCGAAAGTACCCAATTGAGTATTTGCTTTACAGCCGGAGAACATCCGGAGCCGTTGCATCGCGTATGCAGCCGGCTGGTATCCCGATCCACGACATGGATGCCGATTATCCTCAAGCGTGCGATGAATTACTGGGTGCAATCAATTCTGGGCGTTTGAAACATAGAAACCAATCAAAGCTGACCGAGCAGATTCTTTCAGCTGTGCAATTGCGTAGAGGTGATGGCGGTTGGGTTATTGGTAGGCGCGCGAGCGGCACGGCAGTGGCGGCTGCCGTAGCATCAGCACTTGTCACACACTTTGCGACACGCCCAGAAACCGAAATCGACATTTTAGTGGGTTGATGCTTGACATTTTGAGAAAATCGTCCCATGGGATTATTTGATCGAAAGCGCACCATTGAAACTGTCGCTGTCACGCGCGGTGCTGATGTAGCTGCACAAATTGGGCCAGCTCCAACGCTAGATGCATTTTTCCCATTTGGTGGAGCTGATTATCTTGCAACCCGCGAGGAAGCAATGAGTGTGCCGGCAATTGCTCGCGCACGAAACATGATTTGCAATTCCATCGCCACAATTCCTTTGATCACACGCGACAAAGACACAGGTCAAATTATTGATCAACCTGTTGTAATTTCCGACCCGGACAAGCGAGTACCGGGAGCCGTTTCCTGGTGTTGGGCAGCCGAGGATTTGTTATTTACCGGATTTTCATATTTTCAAATAATTGATTTGTTTGCAGACACAGGCCGTGTTCGACAAATGTGGCGCGTTGCTCCAAATCGCGTTGGCGTTTTCTTGAATTCAATTGGCACGCAAATTGAGTATTACACAGTCGATGGATCGCGTGTGCCAATGACTGGTGTTGGATCACTAGTGGTCTTTTATGGTAACGATGAAGGATTGTTGAATCGCGCTGGTCGCACAATTCGTGCTGGTGCAGAGCTTGAAAGAGCTGCCGCAATGTACGCCAAAGAGCCTGTGCCATCAATGGTTTTGAAATCAAACGGCACAGCATTGCCAGCTGATCGCATTGCAAAACTTTTGGATGCGTGGGGCGCAGCTCGTAGAAATCGCGGAACAGCGTTTCTTAATGCTGATGTTGAATTGACAACTGTTGGATTTTCACCAGAGCAGATTGGCCTCAATGCTGCTCGCGAAATCATTGCAACAGAATTAGCTCGCGCCGTGGGAATTCCGGCATACTTTATTGATGCGCCGACTGGATCATCCATGACCTATGCAAACGCCCAAACGGCGCGTCAAACTTTGTTGGATTTTTCATTGCTACCGCTGATGAACAGTATTGCTAGCCGTTTATCAATGCCAGATTTCACGCCATCAACACAGCGCGTGGAATTTGATTTGAAGGCTTACTTACGCGGATCAGAAAAAGAGCGTGCAGAAATTTACAAGATTTTATTTGACATCGGGGCGATTACCACCGATGAAATCAGACAAATGGAGGACATGATCTCATGAAGCTAACAACACCAATGCATATCACGGCAGCTGATTCAGATTCACGCACAATCAGCGGTCGCATCGTTGCTTTTAATGAGCACGCAAACGCATCAACCGGCAAGGTCGTTTTTGCTCGTGGATCAATTCAGCCGCAAGATGTTTTTTTGAACCTTGAGCACGACAACACACGCAGAATTGGCAAGAGCATTGCGATGACTGTAAATGACAAGGAAATGACAGCAACATTTAAGATTGCAAACACAACAGCCGGCACAGATGCATTGACGGAAGCCATGGAAGGCTTACGCGATGGATTTTCAATTGAATTGGCCGTGGACAATTATGAAATGCAAAAGGATGGCACCATGAAGGTGCTCAATGGGCAGCTCACAGCTGTCGCTTTGGTTACTGAACCAGCCGTGCGATCTGCACGCGTTTCTGAGGTAGCCGCATCAGAGGATTCTGAAACTGAAACAGTTACAGAGACAACAAACCCAAATGAAGGAGACAAGATGGACAACACTACCGAACCAGTAGCTCCTGCCGTTGAACCGGTAGCAGCTCCAGAGGTCGCACCTGTACAAGCATCACGCCCGGCTTATTACACAGCACCACGCTCACCAATTGTGGACAAGGTTTCTTACCTTGAGCACTACCTACGCGCAAGCGTTTTGCATGATGAGGATTCACGCCAGTATGTAAAGGCAGCTGATAACACAACATCAACCGCACCCGGCATGATTCCAACACCACAAAGCACACAGGTCATCAATGCACTTGCAAATGCTGATCGTGGCACAATCGATGGCATCAGCCGCGAAACTTTAGTTGCCGAGGGCATGACCTTCGAATTGCCGCGTGTCACCGCTGTTCCAACAGTTTTGCCAATTGATGAAAACGATGCAGTTACAGAATCATCACTATCTGCAACATTTTTGTCAGTTTCAGTACAGCCTTTCAAAGGCCGCGCTATCTCAACAGTAGAATTGATCGACCGCAGCCGTCCGGAATATCTGACAGCTTTGCTCCAGAATCTCGAATTTGCATACGCAAAAGAGACAGATGAATATGCTTTGGCACAAATGCAAGCAGCAGTCACTAGCGTGACAGCACAGGCAGCAAATTCAGCAACCGGATTCCTTGGATACACATCAAAGGCAGCCGCAAATGTTTATGGCGCATCACTTGGTTTTGCTCGCTCATTGATCGTTTCACCAACACAATGGGGAAACATCATGGGATACAACGACAATGGAGCACCTCTTTACAATGCAGCACAGCCTTCAAATGCAGCTGGAAATGTTCGCGGAGATTCATTGCGCGGTGTAGTTTCACCGGGTCTGAACCTTTATGTTTCACGATCATTTGGTAACGCTGGAACAACAACAGCGGATGGCGATTCTTCAATGGTCGTTGTCAATCCAGATTCTTACACATGGTACGAATCTCCACGCTTTACGCTACGCAGCAACATCAACAGCGATGGAACAATCGACATCCTGTACTACGGCTACGGCGCATTAGCTGCCAAGGTGCCAAACGGCGCACAATTTAACAACCTCCCATAAATCACTATCGGTAGCGGTCGCTCCCGAACGCTACTGACACGAAAGGAACCGA